GCAGGCGTGATAGGATTGATTACCTCTGATACTTTTGTATTTGAGATGATAGCGATAGGCTTCCCAGTCTTGTTTGCTATTTCTTGGAACTTTGAAGTTTGATGATATGGAAGCGAAGACCGTGCTGACTTACCACTGCCAACAATAGTTGATCCAGATAGCACTGCATCTTCACCAATAAATTCATAAAAGTCTCCTATCTTGAAAATAGGTATGTATCCTTTCAATGCTTCCCGCGCCTTTCCTGCTTTTTGAGGCAACGCTCCCATTGAATCGGTTACTTTTTTCCCAATTATATCTTCCGTAGTAGCAGGCTCGGCTACGGGGGCAGGCGTGATAGCGGGAGCTTCTACTGGCGCGGCTTCCCACATTTCAGTATCATAGTTTAACTTATATTCTGACGGCAATTTATACCCATAGGCTTTCTTTGCTGGTATTGGTTCGCGTCTTGCGATTAGTTGCTTTATAGAAGGTTGCTTTAATGGTTTTACAGATGGCTTTTCTCGTTCTGCTACATTTTCGCTCAATGTAGTTTTTACTTCAGCCGTTGGCAATTTACCAAATGGTTCTTCTTCGACTGGGGCAACTGTCAACGATTGGTTGACAGTTGGTTCGGTGGGTGCTTTTGCAATTACTGGCACAGGCGTAACGCCGGGTATCACTTGCTTGCCTACCATAGACGCAGGCGGCTCTTCCGTGACTGGTGGGGCTGGAATGACGGGTGTAATCTTTGTGGCTGGAATAGTTGACTTTCCAGAAATAATACTGATAGCCTCTTGTGGATTTGTTTCAAGTGCTGCCTTGAGCGCAGAGAAAGAGGCTGTATCCATTGCCGCATTTAAGTCTTGCGGAACATCTTGCCATGTCAGTGATCCTTTCTTCTCTAATTTGCGAGTCAACTGATCCGCATAAAGTTCGCGCATATCTGCATCAAGCGATGCTACTCCAGATCGTATTCCTGCTTGAACTTCGGTAGATAGCGCGGACGGAGTTGTTGGCGTAGGAGGCAGCTTGGCTGGCTTTTCTTCAGGAGGCGCGGCAATCAGCTTGCCCAACTCAATCTGTTGCTTCTCTGCTTCGGTTATCGTTTCCGATAATCCTGCTTTGTTAGCCACTCCTTTGAATGCACTCAAGTTTCTCTGTGCTTCACTCAATTCCAACTTCAACTTCTGCGCTTCTTGTGAAGTAGGTTCTAAAGCATCGTAGGCTTCTTGCAGGTTAGCGACAGCATTCTCGCGGCGAGCTAATTCTTTTACTACAGATTGCGTTGCTGGTGTGTTTTCTGCCAAAAGCTCGTTGGCTACTTGATTGGATTGTTTATCAATCTTCTTCTCTTCTTTTTGTTCTGGAGAAGTAAGTGCCTCAACGCCACCAAATCCACCACCAATTAAAAGACCAGCAGTAGCTTCCATTGTCGCCGCTGGAATTACACCTTGCATAGTCGGGACATCTACACCGATTCTTTGGAGCGCGACATTCTCAGCAATCTTTTCTTGTCCACCTTGCAATGCTTCAATAGGAGCTTCAGAGAATCCTCCTTTGATTACAGCTTTGATTATATCTTCACTCGCTTCTTTGCCTGCGCCCGTAATCAAACGGGTCATTATCTTTTCAGCACCAGTCGAGGATGCGGCGGCTCCAAGTCCTGCGCCGATAAGAATCTGATCCAAGTTCTTTCCGTTATAGGCTTGAGCCTCGGTTGCTATGTCATCAATCTTATCTTCTGGCAAACCTTGCTGACGAAGTTCTTCTTGGACTGCTGTGTAGATTTGGCCTTTAATTGATCCTGCCCCCTGCGCTGCGCCTATGCCCATCTGTAGGCCAATAACGCCAGCCTTGGTCAGTTGTGCGGCTTTAGCATACACTCCGCCAGCCAAGTTAGGTAGCATCATACCCATTGTGGATGCAGTCATTTCCGCTGGAGCAACAGTGAACGCTTCCAAGCCAGACATGATCTGTGGCAAGATACCTTTACCTTCAGCTTCTTTGAGAATACGGGAAATCTCTTGTGAGTCTTGCTTGGATTCAGCGGACAAGAGGCTATCGAAATAATCTTCGTAGCCTGCTATAGATTTAGATACTGGATTGTTTGCACCGAAAACATCAGAAATCATTCGGGTTCCAGTTCCCAATCCCTTCATAAACTGGATTCCTATGTCTGCTGCACCACCGACTACACCTCCACCTTCGCGGCGTTCTATTGTTTCTATTGAAAAAGGTTTTGTTGGATCAAAGCCAACCTCTTCCTCTTCAAGTATCGTGAATGGTTGATTCGGGTCAAAAGCCATAAATCAATTTATAGGGACAAACTTTCCGTTTGTAAATTTATATCTTTTCTTACCTTGAACAACAATATCACCCTCTTTTATTTCTTTTTGATTAGATGGTTTTCCTTGTAAGGCATCTTTTTCAGATTTGAGTTTTGCAATCTTTTGAATGTCAGCCTGCGCTTCTTCTGGTGTTTTTCTTATTGGACGCTCTACTGCAATCAAACCAGCTTGATCGTAAGCAATAGTAGTTGGAGAGGCTAACCGTTTAATCTGTATATCAATATCCTTAATCCGTTTCTCAACATTCTTTGCAGTTTCTGCAGCTTTTGCTGATGCTCCTTGTTCAACTATCTTTTGAAGCTCCATTGCTTCTTCTGGAACTTCAACGGCAGGTTGAGGTTGAGTTGCTGGTAGTCCACCTTGAGTTGGTGCGGGAGCTTCTGCTGTTTCCATTTTTTTCGATGGAGACAAATTTAAGCCTGTTCCAGTAGCAATTTCTGATGCCCCTTGAATTTGTTTTATTTGCTTTGCTTGTGTTTCGGTAATTGGAATAGCAGCAGCTCCCGATTTAGGAATTAATTCAAATTTCATATTTGCATCCATCCCAACTTGTTCAATTGGAGCAATTGTAGCGTTAAGTATGCCGCCGTTTTGTTTGAATATTTCTTTAAATGTAGGTAAATCTTTTGAAGGACGATCACGCGACAAGTCTGAATTTGCTGTAATCAATTCTTTGATAAAATCATTCGCATCTTTATATTGTTGTTCTCCTACTTTTATTCTTTCTTCGGTGAATGTTACATCCATTCCCGGTTTATCTGTGCTGCCTCTTGCTGATTTCTTTAATATTGTTTCTGTTCCAACTTTTGGAATTCCAAACCTACCAATATTTACTCCCCATTCTCCAAGATCAATGTTTTTATATTCATACTTTTCTGCTCCCGGATCAAATGATACGGATTGATTTACAATTTGTGATTTTTGATCTGGAGGTAATACCTCAAATGTTCGCAAATTACTTGCAGATGCTTGTTGATATGGTGTTCCTTCTTGTTTTTCAAAAGGAGTTTGCGCTTCCATCCATTTGTCAGGAGTAGATATTGCAGGAAGACCACTTGAATCTTTTTGAGGAACTTCATCTGGAAGTAACACAGAATTTGTAACATCTTGTGCAGCTTGAATTATTGGACGTTGTTCATCTTGAGTCAATGAAGTTTTTGTATTGCTTGTTACACCACCACCAACAGGCGTAGTTCTGGCATTACCAGTCATAAAATTATATGCTTGTTCTGCGCCTGATTGTTGAGGTTCGCCGCCACCGCCACCATACCTCGCGTTATACATCCCCTCTTGGATTCGAAGTTGTTCTTTCTTCAAGAAATTATTAGATTCCTCGTCAATGAATTTTGACGCAGCACCTATAGCTGGAAGAACATAAGGATTATTTACTGTTGAGGGATCAGTCAGAAACGGCATCAACTTTGAATATGCTTCACCAGTTTTACCCGATCCAGCAAGTGTCATCGACTCCTGCATACTCTGTTGCAAGAATGGTAGCATCTCTTGAGCTTGCTTCTGCTGCTCTCTCTGTGCCAAAGACGCTCCCACTTGCTGACCAAGTTTAGCCAAAGAATCTCCAACCCATGCGGTAGATTCCGATGCGCGATTGGTTCCTGTCATTATGAGTTCTGCGATAGACATAAATTATGCGTTGTAGTAGTATCCACCAGCACCAGAAGTTGGTTGATAGTATTGAATTTGACTTACAGGAACGCCATATGCTTTTGCTGCCTGCGCTCCACTTCCATAAAATCCAGTTGCAGTATTCAAACCAGATGTTCCTGCGCCTGCACCTTGTGCTGCTCCAAGTTGTGTAAGTGCATTACTATATCCAGACAACGCGCCAGATGTAGCCTTACCAATGTCAGAGACACCTTGGCCGACTGCTTGCTGTGCTGCGTAACTTGCGGCGGCATTCTCTTTGTTTGCTCCGTAAATTTGCGTAGCCAATCCAGATTGAGCGTTAAAGATGTTGTTATACATATCACCTGTCATCCTAGCTTTCTGCAATCCAACTTCTGCTCCTGCTGTTTGGTAGCCAAGTTGCAGCCTTCCTACATCCAATGGTTCTGCCGTGAATGCCCTTGCTAATTGCTGCCAGTTTTGCGCTGTGCCTTGGACTGATGGGATTGCCGCGAGTCCTTGTCTTTGAATATCAAGAGAGGTTAGTCCAAGGTTACGGGCAAATTGTCCTTGGGCTGCTTGGAATCCACCAGCTTGCCCTGCTGTTGCTGGATTAAATCCTGCGCCTGCACTCTCAGCGACATTACGCATAGTTTGTTCTCTCACGTCTTGCGGCACTTCTCCACGAAGATATTGAGAGATAACATCCATTGCCTGTCCGATTTGCGCTTGAGCTTGTCCACGTTGTTGCGCTGCTCCGGGTTGGAATTGCTCAAGTTGTTGACGATAGTAGTCTGAAATATTGCCAGCTTGACTAATCATGCCGGGTTTTTTGGTAACAACTCTATCAACAACTTTTCTTTTGTTTTTACCTTTGCCAACCCATCTAACTTTTTCAGTAACTACATCTTGATCTTCTAAATTATATTCTGGCGATTGAACACCTTGAATCATTTTACTGACTTGTTTTTGTCCTTGTTCGTATCCAGCAACCGCTTCTCCTTGTTGTTTTTTAAATGCTCCCGCCGCCGCGCCTTGAGCTTTCTTTGCACGATCTGCCGCCGACATAGAGATAGCCGCTGAACCCGCCGCCGCACCTACAGCTACCACACCAGCAGCGATAGCGAATCCGCTGGTATGAAACATCTGCGAATGTTTATCGTTGCCTAATGGGTCTGGTAAAAGGAATCTCATTTGATTAAGTCGGTTCGGTTGTGCCGCCACTTCTGCACCCTTGGGTCTTCCTTGGCGATGTGAGGATTAAAGTCTCTTGAAGTGATGCTGTCAATAATTTCGTCTGGATCAGTTAAGTTTGTGACATGGCAAGTAGTCCAGATTGTATCTTTGTGAGTAGCAAGCATACGCCTCGTTCCTGCTTCTGTGATGCCGCTATAGCCTGTTTTGTAACGGTGGGCAGGGATGCCATGATACCAGACAGTGACATCGCCTTTCATAATGAAGAACGGATGCGTAGTCAGATGCAGAAGGGTTGTGAGAATCGTATCTTTCGGCATATAGATTTCCCGAATATACATTCCCGGCGTGAACCTATGGATCAGCGGACATTCCCGTGGAGGTAGTTTAAGAATCTCCAAATCCATCAAGTTAAGCTCGTAGTCTGGATCACCATACCCAACCACGTTCCTTGCATCAATCTTGTCTGGAATTGTCAGTGTCATCGGTAAAGGAAATAATCATTCGGTGATGGTGACAATAGATCAGACCCGATTAAGTTGTCTGCCCGACTATAGTTAGAGAAGCGAATCGGAGCGGCGGTAGGTATTTCTGTTCCCTCCATTTCCTTCTCTTGCTCCTGCACGGCCAATGCTAAGTTAGACATGAATTCTTGCGCCTTACGATTCTCACGCGAGTTCAATGCAAGGATAGCATAGATCATTGCATCTGGGATAAACTCTACCAGTTCCTTTGGATCGGTTAGGTCAAAGTATTTCTTCGATGCGTAGAGTGTAATACACTCGCACGTCCTCGGTGCTTTGAACCTACGGAATGTAGGGTGAGCATCGTTCGGTTGATAGATTGCTATCAGCGTTTTCGCTTCCAATGCCGTGTCGTAGGCGTATACCCGAATCCTGCCTTTGGTTACTGGCTTGGTTACTGACCGAATTCCCTTAACAAGAAGATCGGACTTAGCCAGCGTTGGTGGATTGGCAGTAGTTACTTTAACCTTATGATAGGTGTCATACTGATCTTGTGCTTCAAACATCAACTCTACGCCGATGTCTTCAGCCTCCTCTGCCATCACGCCGATTTGGTATGGATGGGTAGTATAATCTCGGAAGAGAACATGGAGTCCTCCTACTTCAGTAATTCCTCTATGGCATGAGTTACCCGCTTGCAGAGCAAACGCATTGGTCGCATTGAACCATTCCTCATTTAAACTGGCTGAATCATTGCCAATCCATGCGAGTTTGATTTGCTCATACCTTGCTGGAAGCGTGAAGCAATCGTTCACGCAGCAAATCTGGACATACTCTTCTTGGCTACTCCACGCACGCTTATTCCAGAGCAGTCGCCTTGCTTGGTTTACAGCTTTGTAAGCCCTATCATCCGAACAAGTGCCACTGTCCCCGACAAAACCCTTAACGAGTTCTGCCATCTCCTTAAAGGTATCAGCCATAGATTATCGTTACCGATAATTACTTTTGGTAGCCTTGCTTTGGAGTGCCAGCAGTAGTATAAACGCTTGGCTTCTTTTTTCCAAGGTCGGGTTTGTTGCCCATACCTTCACGGATCATGCCGCGAGTAGGTGAGCCTCCGCTAACGAGTTTGGGATCGGTTCCTTTTAGTGGTGTCATATTTTTATTTTGGTTGTAATGGCTTATGGTGTCGAAGAATGAACCGCCATCCAGTTCAAGCTCGTAATTTCTGCAATGTTGTTATCAACCCTTACTGTAAAGCCTGCTGTATTTTGGGTGATAATCGTGTAAAGTGGAGTTGATGCTGGTGTTCCAGAACCATAAATAGGAGTCAACGAAACGCCATAAACAGCAGATGGTAGCGGAGAACTAAATGTAACTCCAATAGATGTCGTATCTCCAGCAGCAATAGGAGATAGCGTTCCATATCTAACCCTAATCGTTGGATTTAATTCTAAAGTATCTACTCGCGTATCAAGTGCAGTTATCTGCGTTTGCTGGTCAGCAAGCGTTTGATTGATTTGAGCAACTTGCTGCGGAGTTACATCGCCAAGACCCGGAACAAGAATAGTTCCATTAGTTAAAACCTCATCAATAAATGCTTGGAACACATTCTGCCAGTTACCAACTGGACAGAAATCATCTGGAACATTTGGGAATGTAATTGCAGGGCTGGAATCAGAATTGTCCATAGCTAATTTACGATATTGTATTCCCAATATTTTTCTTGGCAACACAAAAATGGTTCGCATTCCTCATTTTCTTCTGGGCAGTCACCAACTGGTGAATCGTCGTTGTTCTTGATGTTTGCCATTAGTCGAACTCGGTCAACAGTAGCTGCGCCAGTTAAGGCTACTTTTATTTGGAACTCGCTTCCTTCTACCGATGGGATACCTGCCAAATCATTACACTCGCTTGGGTCGGGAGTGTTAAACTTGTAGCGTTTGTAGCGATTACCATTTTTCTGTGGAACGCATTCAGTTACTTTAGGTGAACATGGGTTACATCCAAATGTCGTAGGGACTTTGAGTTCTGACCAACATGGATTGGAGTCAGCGCGGAAATCAACATAGCTATCTACCATTCCTTTAATCTCACTCATCCACATTTCTCCACCAGTAATCTTTTTGCGGAGGAACTTATTCGTAGCTCCGCTTCTGTTGAAGTCATACCTACCAGTAGTAAAGAAGGATTCAATCTGCCTATTCCCATTCGGGCCGTAATCGTCGCCTTGGCTTGTTGTAAATTCGTAGAGTCGGTTCTTGTTGTCTTTATCAAACGAGAATCCAAATCCTCGCTTCTCACCTTGGATTAGTGCTGTGAGTAGCTGAGTGGGTCTAAAGCCCGTCCAGATGCCATTCCAGCGAAAAGAAAGCTGTGCGTCTGGCGCGGGTGAAGATGATTGGTCAAGGTCAAGAACCACCATCCCCCTATGATAGCGGTTCAATCCTTCGACTCCTGCCGCACGATAAGTTTGTGGAGCTACTGTGCTGATGATATAGTTATCAAAGAACATCGTAGAAGCGAATTGCTTCAGCCAAGGTGTATCGTTCGCAACCCACTTGTTTACTTCCCTCGATAGTTTACGAAGTGAAAAGTATCGTGCAAATTCAGATTGGCTATTTGAATAGAATGCCCAACCATCGTGTGACCTAAACCAAAGTTCAGAGTTTGCCAATCCTAAGTATGGACTTGTGCATCCGCGACCAAGCAATGAGATGCGTTGGATGTTCGATGTATTCCATTGGCTTCTTGGTATAGACACATCCATTGAGAATGCTCCGTTTCCAGTAAGAACTACAAGCTCACCTTGGCCGCGAAGGTTGGTTCCAATCTGTGGCATTACTTTCATGCCAGTGATATTCCCCATCATTGCTGGAGTAGAGAATGCCCCACCTTCTGCCCAATATCCAATCTCTGTGAAGTTCTCGGTATTCTTGGTATCAGTAAACCCACCACCATAGATAATATCTGAGGCGTAGATTTGATTGAACCTATCAGAGACGAAGACTCGGCCAAAGGCATACTCCATTACAGTCCCAATCGGCATCTTGGCGAGATATGGATTCAAGCGATAGGCAGGAAGTTTTACTGTGCCAGTTCCTACTCCGTTTCCAGTTGCCGTAAACTTTACTCCGACTGTATTGGATGGCGCACCGATCAGAGTGAAGTTTGTAGTGCCGACTGAAACGATCTCGCAGTAGTCTCCGTTCTGGATTTCAGAAGCGTTGAGCGTTCCTAATACTCCGTCCCATGCTATCGCATTCTGGTATCCATTTTGGATGTATGCCCGATCTTCGGCTTGCACGAAGAATGTGTGCATCATGCCCGGATCGTTGCCTTCGATGACCTTGTAAGCGTATGCTTGGTTGTTTACGATCTTTAGGAAGTAAATAACCCCTGATACAGATAGTAATAGTCCATCGCTTGTTCTGTAGTTAGTCGCCCGATATGGATACGCGCCTTGGAAGCTACCACCAAGAATATCGTTAACGATAGTCTCCGATTGGTCTGCTCCAGCAAGAATCGGGATATTCCGAATGCTTGGTCTGGTTCGATTGATGCCGCCTCGGAATGTCCTATTAACCGATTCTGCTACTACAGACTCTGGTAAATACGATGGGTGAGTATCTGCGTCTTGCGCGATGATACTTGTGAATCCATCAAAGACTGATCCTTCGGCTGGCATTATGCGTTGACACTCTTGATTACGATAAAGCGCAATGTCAATGCTTCAGACAAACTACCTGTTGTGATATTGCGGATTACGATATTAGCATTGCCTGCCGCTGGAGCTATCGCAAAGTTGTATGAACCAAGCGTTCCTCCAGATATGTGACTTACAACTACAATATCTGTAGCCTCGATAATCGAATTGCTCAAGTTAAAGGTAACGGCAGTATCACCCGCAAGTGCCGCATTATCGGTAACGATAACTCCAGTAGGACGATTGAGAGTAACGGAGTTCGTCTTTGCCCCTGCACCTTGCGTGATTGTTCCGCCTGCGCCAGTATTGTATCCAATCTTGGATGAGTTACCATTCGCAAGAATAGTGCTGCTGGAAGTAATCGCGGCGGTTGATGTTGCTCCACTCACGCTCAATGATCCAGTAGATGTCGCACCAGAAACAGTCAGCGACGATGCCGTGATAGCAAGCGTTGGAGAAAGTGAACCTACAGTCAATGCTCCAGTAGTAGTCAATGGTTGGCTACCAAGATCAACTGGGCCAGATTGAAGAACGCTATTGAGTGTAGCAAACTCAACAAGTCCAGTTGTATCTTTCCTCAAAACAGTTCCACTTGCTCCGTTTGTCCAAGTCAGATTGCCAGCACCATCAGTCTTCAAGACTTGTTGGGCAACAGGACTCTGAATTGTCTTCTGACAAGCAGCGGAGTCTTCTACTACCAATCGTTTTCCATTGGCGGTTGTTTCGAGCGGTTCACAGAGTAATGGAAACTCCGAGTCGCATGGTGGGCAAGGTGTGCAGTAACTCATAGTTTTTTTATAAAGTTTCCCAATTGCGAATGCAAATACTTTTTGGGATATTATTTTTGATTACATTTTTTGATGCAAGATCATTGGGATTTAAACTTGAACCAAATGGCTTGCTGGTATCTCGGTTTTTGAATTTTGGCCCCATCATATAAAAGTATTTGATGATTCCCGATCTGGAACCTACCCAAATTTCTGGAAATAAGATTTGCTCTAACTTCGATTGGCCTTTGAATATGTTTGAAAGGATTTGATTGTTGCTTGGCGTTTGATGTCTGATCGTTCCCCCTTCTCCCAAGTTCCTATACAAGTAGATTCCTCCATACTTTACAAATTCAAGAATGTTGTTTTGTATCAGGTTGTTTGCTGATCCATCTACTGCAATCGACTCTCTTTTAGTTTTTGTTTTGATCAAGTTATTCTGGATTACATTAAATGCCGATTCACAATCCAAGTAGATTGCCGTTGATTCTGACTCGCCTGTAAGATCGCTGTTCTGTAAAGTGATTCGTGTGCATCCGGGTGCTACATAGAACGGGATTCTTTTATTGGCCTCGATGTTAAGGTTGTCGAAGACTATATTCTTTGGTGCTACACTTTGAGCATACTCAGTATGATTTTTATTCTTTGAGGATTTCCTGACAAGCTCACCCTCTCCGTTGATTCCTAAACCAATAATTCTAACTGATCCTTTGATATTAAAGTTCTTGATCGTGATGTTCTCTGGAACCAACCAACTGTCTCCTTGCTGGATAGACTTTACAAGCAAGCAGTCGTTTCCCTCTAATGTCTTCCCCCCCCCATCAATCACACTCCCGTTTTGAGTGTTGCCTTCTATGAGGAGGACACGGTTCATTTTATTTCAATTCCGTTTTCGTCGAGATTAGTGCTGTAGATAGGTTCATACTTGTTAATATCAAGAATATCTGGAAGAGTATTTTTAATTCCATCCAAAAAATCTGGTAATTCAATAGATGTGACATCACGCAATGCTTGTTTCTGCGTTTTAATCAAATCCTGCTTTGAAGTATCACCAACTTCAATTGCTCGCATGAATTCTACATCCAATTTTTCAAGTATTGAAATCCTCAAATTGCCTGTGTTCCGTCTGTGGATGCTTTAATGTTTGCGCTCATAGATTATTTAACAACTGATTTTGATCCATCTTCGTTTGTTACAACTTCCTCATCTTTTTCAATTGTTCCTTCTGGAAGTGGATTTCCAATAACTTGATTTCCTTCTCCGTCATTGTAAATTTGGTAATCCCATTCACCAATGTTAATTAAAATATCGTTTAAATATATTGTTTTCATATTATTTTGCTGTCCAGCCAGTGTTTCCAGAACCGCTTGTTTTTACATAAAATACAGTTGTTGGGGTAAGTCCACCTCCATTTGAATAAATGCTTCCAACGGCAGCAGTCACATTTCCTTCTGGCGATCCTGATCCAGTAATCCATGTTAATCCGCTATTATTAAATGATGTAGCTTGAACGGAGCCAGATACAACAAAAGGATAATTAAATGTGTTATTTGTTAATGCTGTTAAAGGTGTGCCATAAAAATTTTGGTTTCCATAAATATTACCATTGTTAGACGCAGTAACAATAAAAGGAGTTCCAGAAAAAGGCAATGTTCCTGTTCCATACAGGTTATTGTTTGTAACCCAGTAATTGCTTACTGTGTTTATAGTCAGAGCAATAGTAGCTGGATCATAACTGGTAAATGTATTGCCATTGATCCATATATTATTTGTGTTAAGCCCACTGCCTTGTTCAACTTGAACGCACTGACCAGCACTTGTATTTCCTCCTGCAAGCCAATTATCTCTAATTTTAATGTGAGAAATTGAAGACCCAGTAGAACCAGAAATAAAAACTGCCCTACCACCAACGCCAGTTTGGTCAATGATGTTGTTGAATATGCTGATTTCTAATCCAGCTTGGATTGTAATTTGATTAGCTCCTGCTCCAGTGCAAAGGAATGTGTTGCTGAATACCCTTACGCCTTCAGCTTGAATTGAAATACGGCCAAAGAAAACTGCACATGATCCGCCTAAAACATAATTATTACTAATTGTTGCGTTCATTGCCGAATCAGCGCAATAAATTGACACGTTGCAATTTGTAAAATTATTGTTAGAAATATTACAGCAGTCAGTCAACAGGATTATTCCATTAGCAAATGTTGAGAAATAACAACCAGAAACAGAAACTGTAAAATTATTAAGTCCACCTTCAAATTGTAAGGCAGCAGCAGAAGATGTAGAAATACCATCAAATTGTAAATTTCTAATAAAAACAACATCTCCTAAAGCTTTAATCGCAATAGATACAGCACTTGTGGGTTTAATTACACTTCCCCAACCAATTCCTCTTAAAGTTATTCCACTTAATCCAGAAGAACTTGGTAATGTAATAGTGGATGATATTTTATATGTGCCTTCTGGAAAGAAAACTTCTCCAAATGGAGATGTTGAATTGATAGCAGATTGAATCGCAGTAGTATCATCCGTAACCCCATTACCCACTGCGCCGAAGTCTTTCACATTGACCACATCCGCAAACCTATTTGCCAATGTCCTTGTCGTAGTCGATCCGGTGGATAAGAATGGAGTAGTTTCGTTAAAATTAGTTGCAACATCCCAAGCAGTTCCATCCCAAGCATATATTGTGTCGCTTGTGGAATTAAAATACAATGCTCCAACAATTAATGGATTCCCATTATTGTCAGTAGTAGGTGCTGTATCTTTTGCTCCAAGATATACTTGGCTGAATCCGTCTGAAGCATATTGAGCGATTCTCGCATAGTATGCAGATTTGTTGGCAATCTCATTCATCGCGTCCGCACTTGGGCCGCACGGGTTACATTTAGAATTGGAGCAACTCATAATATCGTTTACGATAATTTAATCAAGAAAGTTTGCATTGACAAGCGTTAAATTAGGATGAGTGTAGTTGAGCCAAGCAATTGCTATGCTCGTAGGATTGTCAAACCATGCGCGGAGGTTAATGCTCTGCCAGTAGCTATCCCAAACATAAAGCCGATTTGCTCCTGTTGGGTAGAGGTAAACTGTAACGGCATGACCCCAGTCTTTCGTTTGGATTCGCAGCACACGGGTCTGTATGGACTTTTCTCGCAGTCCCTGCGCCATTGCTATTGCTTCAGGCAAACAAGCGTTCCTGTAGCGTCCTGCGAAGTCTGGTTGCTTAACTGGAAGCGAGGTGCAACCAGCAAGAGCAACGATAGCGATAGCGATAAGGTATTTCATTCTACGATTACTGTTAATTGGTCTTGGCAAATATCAACAAAACAAGAATCTGTTGATGCCCCGTTTTCAATCGAAATACGAAGTTGGTTTACGCTAACTCCAGTCGATGCCGTTGGGCCAATTGTTAAAGTGTTTACAAGGGCATTGTTTATCCAAACTTTAACATTCCCAAGCCCATCCGAATACGCTTTAAGATCAACCCGTCCAAATGGACTTGGTATTGCCCCAAATGCCGCTGAAATATTGCGCGTAGCAACGCCAGACGGGGTGTTTACTGTTTCAAGTTTGATGTCTCCTCCACTAATCTCAAATCCTAATCCGCTAAAATTAACATTTGTTGGTGTCATTTGCCCAACAGTTGTTGCCGCTCCATCATATCCACCAAGTTGAATGCGAAATGTGCCTGTGCTGTAGATTCCAATTTGAGCAGAGAATATAAGCCAAACAGGACGAGAAAAATCAACGCCACCAGCAAATGATCCTCTACCAAATGCGATAAAAGAAGGAGCGTTGGCTCGATATAGTCCAGAACTTGATGCTGTCGCGCCAGTCTGCATTCGCCATCCTACTGATCCAGCAGTTCCGTTCCCGCTTCCAGTATAAGTTGTCGCTGATGCAGCATTACATGGAAGATTCCAAACTCCGCTTCCTAATGAAAGTGCAGTGGGGTTTGCCCCTTCAAATATTGGATTGACAATTGTAGTTGTAGTTTTAGGAGGATTAGATGGAATTCCATCAAAAATGAAAATCTGACCCCACATTTCCTCATTATTTTGAGAACCATAATATAAAATGTCAGGAGCAGAATTTGGGACTGCAAATGTTATCGTTCCACTTTGTGATCCATTGCCAGTAACTCCTGTATTAAAAGCATTCCCAGTTCCAATTGATGGAATTGTTTTAATCCAAAATGGTGAACCTGCAACAGTCCCATTTAAATTAAAAGTATATGATTGCCCTCTAAAAAGTGTAAGACTTGGTTGTTGAAAACCATTAATATGATATCTACTATATGTGCTTCCATATAGTGTTGCAGTTACTACGCTAACATTGAATGGACTTGTAATTGTCATAATTATTTCCTTGTGTAAAATCCTTCAGATTTCCAAAATCCATTTGTATAAACTTCACTTGTTTTTTGATAAACATCAATTGCTGTTGTATTTATCATTGTAGAAGAACTATTAGTTCCTTGAACATCTGTTGAAGAATTGTCCATTAAGAATCCTTGTATTGTAGTATTATAAAACTTTTGATTTAAAAAAGGTTGTCTATAATCTTGATTGACAATGTTGATTGCTCCAAGGTCAGGAATTAAACTCCTTGAATAATAAACCGTAATTCCATTTGGGAAAACAGTTCCTCCAAGCCATCCAGAATCAACAGTAATATTGTTCCCAGACACATTTGTAACTGGCAAAATTCTTGCTTTGCCTTCATATTTTATTAAAATACCCCACCCACCTTCAGTTGTAACTATTCCTGTAGCATTTGCTAATGTCAAAACATTAGATGCTTGAGAAACGAGTGTTGTGGTAAGGTCAAATTGGTATTCAGCAGAACAGGTATTATTAGTAACTAAAGGATTGCAATTTTCAATAGACATTGCCTTTAAATTTGAAGGGCAAATCCCATAACCTGATCCTATTGAACGAAGATAAGCTAAAATTAAATAAAATGGTTTTGACTGACAAAAAATTGTGTTATTAGAAATAATGTCTGTTTCTTTTAATCCAGATACACTTATGCCAAGTGAACATCCGCATATTACATTGTTTGAAATTTCAACATTCCCAGTTGCATATATTGGTATTGAATTGCCACTATCTGGATTTACACCTATAGCCTGAAACGAATTTTCAAATCTATTCCCAACAATTCTTGTGCTGCCAGTGTTCTGTCTAAGAGCAAGACATGGAGTTGTTCCATAATAATATTCATTCCAGTAAAACTGAACTGGTCTAAAAAAGTTATTTGAAATATTCAATGACAATTTTGGTGGAATTACTGGATCAATCCGAATATTTCCCGCCCAAATTATCCCTTCAATTCCATGATTAACTACTGTATTGTTTATAACTTCCTGTTGAGCGTCTTCATTTGTTTGCCATGCATCAATTATCCATTTTTCACAACGCAAATCCAAGAAATTTTCAGCAGAAATGCGATACTGCTCCCAATAGGTAGGTTTATTGGAATTAGTAAAATTATAATCTACCAACCCATTGTAGTAGTTATCTTTGATTAGGCAGGTTCCAAATCCACCAAGTATAGCGGCATGAGGATCGCCAGATAATGCTCCAACCCCCAATTGGTAAACAGGCATTCCAATTCCTGCTTTTCCGTATGTCCAAAGAAATTGATTATTAACGCAAACCAATTTTTTAGCATTTGTTTCAATTGGAAGATATAAATCTAAAAATTTCACATTTTGAACATCAATCAAATTTGCAAAATCTGAAGCAATCTGCGAGTCTCTATTGTTTCCGCAAATTCCCATTGGTTGAATAGGAGACCCAGTTTGTGAAAGAAATTTCCCGGTTGCCCTCAGTCCAAACTTATCGACCATTGTCAAATCGCGAAGGTAAAACTCTATTCCTCCATTTAAATTAAAATAAGATGTTTGTTTCCAATAAGGGTTAATGAATGGAGCAGCACCATATTCTTGACCAAAAACCAATTCAGTGACATCCATGCCGTCACCAAAAATTGTAATGTCTTTTGTGACTGCAACTAAATATGCTTTATACGAACCTCTTGGAAAGTAAATAGCACCACCAGCAGGCGCAGCAGTGATTGCAGCTTGAATCGCGGCAGTATCATCCGTAGTGCCGTTGCCTGTCGCACCAAAGTCTTTGACATTGATTACATCTGCTCCACGGGTAACGAGATTGCGAGCGGTTGGAGTTCCTGTGGCTTGGTAGTTTGTATTTTCATCAAACCCAGTTGCAACGTCTAACCAAGCAGTTCCATCCCACGCATACATTGTGTCGTCTGTAGTATTGAAATACAATGCTCCGACAATAAGTGGATTGCCTTCGTTATCTACAGTTGGTGCGGTTGCTTTTGCTCCCAAATAAAGCGATTCAAATCCCGCGATTTGATCTGCCGCGTTTTGCGCCACCCTTGCATAGTAGTTTGCACGATTTGCAATTGCGTTCATCGCGTCCTCACTTGGGCCGCACGGGTTACATTTAGAATTGGAACAACTCATAGTTTTATCGTTTACGATAGTTTAGGTTTAGTCAAGCCTGTTCCACTAAAAGATATGGAATCGTCTTCTGGTTGTATCTATTCATTTCTGAATAGACGAGGTTGATGAATCCGTCCCATTGGCTTGGGTAAATTGTTTGGCAGCCGAGCGAACTGGTATTGTTATATCTCCCTTTGTGGATATTAATCGCGATCCCCAGCGATTCGCCCTCAAAATCTCTAATGACGGGAAGAGCCTCATTTGGTGTAGCAGGTCTAAGTGCTGGATACCCGCCGCCCGGTTTACTAATTCCATGGTTGCCTTTCTTGTAGCGATGCACGCCCGGAATGAGTGAAGCCACACCTTTTTTGAAAAGCGACGGATCAGTATTAGCGTTAAAAGTAGCATGGCACGATGGCGATAGTAGGATAATGGCATCATCATAAATGTTTCTTTGGTTTCCAGATGGTTTAAATGTTTCAGAATAATATCCCCTTATGCCAACCAAAACAACCCTATCCTCAATCCTTGCTTTGATTACCATTGCAAGAGTCTTGTCCTTTGCCTGCTGCGGTCGAGAGTTTGGAACCATTATTTAGAGTCTTTGGCAAGGATGAGACCAACTCCAGCGGTGACTGCCGCAAAGAGCAAGCCGACATCGCCAAGTGATCCGTTAGCCAAGAATTCCTTACCTGCGTCAGCAACTGCTGCGAGGATGGTGAATACGCCGAGTAGTGTTGTTTTCCAGTTCATTTTTTTGTTCCTGTTGGTTTTGGAAGCTCATAAGTAAAACTTCCGTATTGTGTCTGTAGTGAAATTCCAAGGGTCTCGCACCCAGTTAAGAATGCCATAGCGAGAAAGGCAAATGAGATTAAAATCATTCCAAGTGCAATTTTTTTAGGATTCATTCTTTTTGTAATTTTTGTAGAGGACAATCAGCGATCCGATTCCGACAAGGATACCGACAAGCAACGATGCTATTCTAAGCCATGCTTCCACTTCTGGCAACATAGAAATTCCAATGCTTGTAGCGGTTGCAATCATCCCTGTTGCGCCTGCGTTAAACGATGGTGTGTCCATATTTTTTGAGTTTTAAAAATTCTTTGGATGATGGGTATCTTGTAAAATCTTCTTCGGTTTCAATTTTGACATGAGCTGTTTTTACTACATTATTTTCATCTTGAAAACTTTTTGCTAAAAACAATTCTCCATTTTCATTCAAAAAAAATACTTCTCCTGTTTTTTCCATAAATTAAAATCCTTTGAT